CAGAATGCATATGCTCGTCAAGATAATTTGAAGAATAATGCCTTGCAAGCATTAAGTTCAACTAGTTTGTTAGCAGGCAGTCTTGGAAAGAACCTTACTAGCATGGATAAGAATATCAAGTTTGGTAAAGAACAAGGGTTAAAGTTTGGTGGATGGACTGGTGAGCAAGGTTTACTGAATCCATTTAAGGAAGGTGGATTTGGGGCTACGTTTTCTAAGGCTGGTGGTCCTAATATGACTATAGAAGACCTTGGTAAGACTAAGAACCTTATGGACTGGAGTAATGCCTATATGCCAAAAAATCCCTTAGAGTTTGGAGATGCTTCATCAATAAGTATGGCTGATAATCCTATGATAAGCTTAATGAGTCTCTATAATCAAAGATTTAATAAACCTAAATCAAAGCCTAAGCATCAGGTATCTAGTATGGATGGAAGTGCGGGATATGAAAAATATTTAGAAGATGAGCGATTAAGAAAAGAAAAAGAAGATTATGAGTTAAATAACCTGGGGGAAATAATATAATGGGTGCAGGATTCAAACCGAATTGGAATTTTGTCAATAACCCATACTCAAATGCGATGGGGAATGCTCCTACTGGGAGTGCTAAAGCTATAGCAGGTGCAGCTAAACTTGGTGGTAAAGCCGCTGGTGGCCTTGGAATGCTAGGTAAAGCTGGCGCTTTCATGTCAGGTGCATCATCAATCCTTGGTCCAGTTTCAATGGGTCTTCAAGTAGCTGGTATGTTACATGGTGCATGGAATCAAGCTAAACAAGCAAATAAAATGAAAGCCGATTTAGCGAAGAAGGCTGATACCATTCAAAATCAAATAACTCAAAACTCAGTAGCTTTAAGAGACGACCTTTCTGATATAGATGAAGATTATCAAGATAAACAGACTGACCTTGGTGAAAGCATTGGTGAGACATTAGAAGACGCATCTAAGAGCTTAGGTAAAACTATTAAGCGTGGCAGAGGGCTATTAACAGGCGCAGACACAATAAGTAAACAAGAGATTATGGATGATACAGGCAACTTTGCTGAACGCAGCATGGAAAGACTTAATACTCAACGAGGTGGGGATTATGCTGGTATTATAGACCCTTACAATAGACAGCAAGCACAAAGCCATCAATCTTTGCTAGATATAGCATCACAACGTAAACAACTAGAGAGTCAAGACTCTATGTGGGAGAATTTATTAGGATGAGTAACACAATAAACGATTTAATTCAATTTGCAGATACACTACAACGCAGAAAGGTTGAAGATAGGCGCTATCAAGACCAGAAAAATATGCAACTTGCTCAGATAGCATCAGTTAAGGATAAAGAGCATAAAATTATCGGTAGCCAGCATTTACTTAATAATGCAATGATGAAATTTAATAAAAGCGGATGGGAAGATGGTATATATAAGAGCTCTGATGTAAACTCTGATGATGTGCTACAAGAATACTTGACGGATATGGATGAGAAATATGGATTAGCGGGTGATGCTATTCAAGTTGGCGAAGCTCTAAGCAATCAGAAATCCAAGCAACTGGTAAAGGATGCATCTGAACTTAACCTAAGGATTAGAACTTGGGATGAGCAAAATAAAAATAAATACGCTAATATGAATCCATTTGATAATTATAAATTAGCCCAAGATAGAAAGGCCTATTTAAAGTCTCTTAATGCTGACGAGCTATATGCCAAGTTGTATGGGTCTTTTGGTGAAGCCAAAGCGATGGAAGGTACAGGATTAACTCCTGCAGATTTCGGTAAGGATGCAAGTTGGTTTCAGAAGCATCCAGTATTGACTGGGCTTGGAGGGGCTGGAATTGCTGGAGCTGGTCTATTTGCTGGCAAATCAGCTTTAGGCGCTACTGAACAAGCATTAAAAGGCATTAAAAAACCTAAAATGACGGCTAAGGTCTTAAAGGGCTTAAAAAAAATGGCTCCGTGGTTCGCTCCAGAAATTGGCAGAGCTATAGATGAGAAAACTGGTATGTCTATTCCAGCAGCACAATCAGCAGGTACAGCCTGGCTTGTTACAAAGGCTGGGAAAAATTTATTAGATGGAGAGTTTGCCCAGTTCTTAAAGAAAAGGGTGCCAGATGTCATGGCTAAGGTTGGTAAAAAAGCCGCTGCTAAACATGTTGCTTCTGCAAGCACTGGAGTTGGCGCAAATCCATACTGGCAAGCAGGACTTATTGTAACTGATTTACTCGCTGCAGGCTATGCTATTCAGGAATTATATAAAGAGTGGGAAAACTTGTCTAGTAACTAATTAAGGGGTAATTTTACCACATGGCAGAACAACAATTTCAACCTCTTTGGACTAAAGAGCAGTTAAAACAGTTTACCACACTATATGAAGGCAGAGGACATCTGCTTTCCCCTGAAAATAAGCAAAAGATAGAGCAGCACTCAGCATATTACAACGTCCCTTTCTATGAAGGTGAAGGTAGTATTATCAAGGGGATTAAGGCTGCTGGAGCGGGCATTGTTGACGCTCTAACGCTTAATCTTTTTGCGTCTCATGAGCCTCCAAAATCGCAATCTGAAGCTATAGCAAAAAACATAGGGCATCTGATTGGTTTTGCTCCATCAATAATGTCTGCTCCATTAAGGGCTTTGGCGGGAGCGAGCAGAAGCAGAGGGCTTGCAAAAGCTGCAGGATACATTGCAAAGCAAGGTAATAAAATCTCTCCCTCAATGATTATTGCAGACAAGGCTACTAAGGTAGCTGATAAAGCCGCTAATGTTGGATTAAATTTAGTTAATGCAGAGAAAATTAGCACGCTAACTGGCGCAAAAAAACTATTATTAGGTGGGCCTGCTAGAAGTATCGCTCGTCAATCATTTCATCTTGGAGTAGCATCAGCAGCAGGAACTCTGCCTGATATTATTCAAGGTAATATTAATAGCACTTGGGAGGCGTTTAAAGGTGGTGCTACAGCTGGAGCTGCATTTGGAGTTATAGGTGAAACTATAGGCCCAATGAGCCATGCATCACTCAAAAAATTATTTGATAATCCTAAAACAGCAGCTCAAGGTAGTACTGCCCTAAAGGCTATATCAGGCTCTTTAGTGCAAGGGAATATGGCAGCCGGTCATGGCGCTACTAACCCAGAGTTAGTATATGAGTATCTTTTAGGTGCTTATTTTGGTGGGCATGCAGGGACATGGTATAAGACTCGAGCTCAAAAACTTGCTAATGAAATAGATTCTCAGAAATCTGGCACTGAATCTCAAAGAAAAGAATACAATGAATGGGCAAAACAAACTGGGAAAGACTTACAGGCTCATTCAAAAGTAAGGGATGAACCTATCGAAGTTAGGGAGGCTTTGAAAGATTTACAAGCAATGCCTGATTTTGGAGACCCTTATGATAATTTAACAGGAAATTATAAAGACCAGTTAAAGAAAGAGGCAGGCTTAAAGGATGTTCAAGTTACCCCTATCGAAAAAACTCCTGAAGGTTTTGTTGATAAAGGTGAATATGTTGCTGGCAGAAAAGTTGTTACTGTTACAGAAAGTGCCCTTAAAAAGGATAACTATATAGCAACTACAGGTACTAAGGGTGACGCTGTCCTCTCTAATATTGCAGGGAAATATGGCTTACCATCATTTAATTATGTACCTCGAAGACCACCTAAAGAGATTCGTGCAGGGCTTGATAGACCTTTAAGCGAAGACCAAATACAAGAAGCTAATAAGCATATATCTAAAGCTTCTAAAAGCCTATCTGAGGTTGTTGAGCAGCCAGATGGTACCACAAAGACAATTCCATTGCCATTAGCCAATATAGACCCTTATAAGCGTACTTTAATCTCTAAGAATTATTGGGCTGTTAAAAATGCTAAAGAAGTATATTTGGTTACTGAACTACGTGGTGATACTGGCAATAAAATCGTTACAGATAGTATCCAGAAATGGCCAGCTCAAATGGCTAAGGATTTAGGAAAAGATTTATTTGTCTTGGATTCATCCACCAATAGATGGCATGAGTGGAATAAGCTTAGTAGACGTTTTGTACCGTTAGCCGACAATGCATCTCCCAAAAAACCTTCTGATTCTATAGCCCTTTTAGGTGGAGATAGAGCTACTCAGTCGCGGGCTATAAGGCAGTCTATTGATACATGGCTATCTAGTCATTATAAGAAAAACCCTATTGCAGGTGAGGTGGCTAGAAGAACTAGAAGGGTTCAAGCAGACTTAATTAAGGAAACTCAGCAATTAAATGCTCAAAAAGAAGGTATCCAGAAAGTATTAAAAGATTTATCTCAAGTAGAGCAGACCGATGATATTATAGCTCAAGTTAAGGGGTTAGAGAGCACCCTTGATAAGACTAATAAAGCTTTAGAGTTAATTGAAAGCCAGACTACTAAAACTTTTATAGAAGAGGCAATACAAGAAGAAGCTAAGACCAATGAGGTTATTGCAGAAAAATTAGATTTTGATACTGAAATAACAGATAAAGAAATTTATAAGACATCGATATATTTATCTGATAAATATTTTGAAGAGTTTTGGGGAGCTAGGGCTGGAATTGAAACATCTTACAACCAGCATATTAAGAAAATAGAAATATCCCAAGCCATTGATGATATTATCTATAAGAAGCATGCAGAACGAGGCTCTAAGAAAAATCGCTCAGAAGATGCAACTAAGGATATAGAAGATTATATTAACGATAAAGATAGTCAGTTTGATAAAACAGACTTTAAATTACCTGAGCAAGCTAGAGGGGATATTAGACAGGCTATATCAAGATATAATTTAGGTGCCCCTGTTTACCATTTAGCGTCTGATGGAATTACATATTATAAAATCCCTGGCAATAATCAGGTCTCTAGAGGAGGGACTCGTAAGAACCAATTAGAACCTGAAAAATATATAGAATCAACCTATAAGAATGCTGCAGAAGCTGCAGGTCTTGAGGTTAAAGAGCCTTTTATGTTCACCCTGGACCATGTAACGCGATTTAATAAAGACCGTGGCTTTAATGTGGATATGGAATTATCTAGATTTAGGCAACAAGCAGACCCTGCAGAGTACCGAACTTTTATAAAAAATGTTGCGGAAAAAGCTGACAAAGAAGGTATGTATATATTTGGTGGGGCTAGCGATAAAGACAGGCTTTATTTTATTAAATATCACCCTCAAGCCAGTGAAACTGTTCAGAAAAATACTCAATTATTTTTTAATCAGCTTTCAAAGCAAGGGTTGTTCACTAAAGAGGACTTGACTCTTTCAAGGAAGCAGTCTGCTCAAGATGGCATGACTCGTAGTCAGCATGACAAAGCCTTGATATCTAATATACTCTATGATTTAAGTATGAATGGACAAACAATTTATGACATTCCTAAGTTTCTTAAGTCTGATGCTCAATTCGTAAAAGGCTCTGCTGGATTTAATAAACGTGCTCAAATATGGTTTACAAATTCATATCCTGCTGATGCTGAATTTATCAAGTCTAATTACATTAATGATGCTGGACAGTCTCTATTAAATAAGAATGGTAAGTATAACACTATTATGGTTAATGACTTACCTGAGCATATCAGAAATAAGATGGATAAAAAGCATCCAGATTATGATAAAGATTTTACTTTTGCTAAAAATTCATTAGATAACATAGAGAATCCAGAAAATGTTGATGGCGCTATTATAGTTCCTGATAATTTACTTAATGTAATTAATAAAGACTTTGGGGTTCCTAAATCTGGCCAGAATAAGTCATTCATCATCTCTCCCGATAGAGAGCATGGAACATTACTTGGTAAGTATATGATGCATGGAGCAGGCCCAGAATTAAGTAAAATGATGGAATCTCAAGGGCTTCATATGATTATGCAAGAAACTGCTGTTAAGCAGCGTGGTACACGTGAAATAGGTGATTATTTTATTAAGGATGGGGAGCTTGATATACAAGCAAAAACTTATGAAATAAGCCCTGAAGATGTTAAAGGTTCATATGGCGTATATGGTAATGACCACTTCTTTGATACACAAAGGCTACCTAAACAAGTTATGCTTAATATGCTTGAGTCTAGCTTTAATCCAATGAGTCAAGATGTTATTAATGAGTCTTTTGATAAGATTATAGGCAATCGCTGGAATGGTGAACCAGAGTTTCAGAATAAGCTAAAGAATTATTTAGAAGATTCGGCAGAGGGAATAGAGCCAAGCTCTAGAATACCTAACTTAATTAAGAACATTGAAAAGATACCAGTCTTTGACCTTGTAGAGGCTGTGCGCTCTGAAAGCTCTCCTCAGTTAGCAGAAGCATTGTATCAGAAAATGCTTAAGGTTAATAAGGAAAATGTAGCTATTGAGCATAGGGATGGTGATATTAATTCAGGGCAATACAAAGAATATCTAACTGAATTAAATGAGTTTAATAGTATTACGGACCGGTTGATTAAAAATGCTACTGCTATAGCAGAAGAAGCTAGAAGCGCTGGAAGTAATATTACTGCCGATTCAATCTATAATCATAAGTTTATTCGAGACTTTAAAGCTAGGGCTGTACAAAGCTTTTTAATTAATACTGCAGCTAAACCTTTTATGGGTAACTCTGGGGCTGCATATATGCGTCCATATGATAAAGCTATGCGTATCAATCTTGATAAGGCTAATGAATTGCTTGATTTAAATCATTTGAATGGCATTAATAAAAATGATGAAATATTCTTTTTAGATAATTTTCATAAAAAAGTGAAAATATATTTAAATGATGCTAGAGGGTCAGAGTATAAAAGCACCCTAGGTGAAGTATTTTCTGACTATTCTAAGCTTCAATCAAAAAAGCGTAATAAAGCTGATAATGAGCGTTTAGCATATTTAGAAGAAGTTTTAACTGCTGCTACAGTAAGAGTGCCAATGGATTCAGTATCAGGCATGCGTATACTTAAATTTGGTGGCTTTACTGGTAGAGATGGGCATGGCATATTATTACATTCTAAGGCAATGAGAGCAGAAGGTGGAGCCGACCTTGATGGGGATAAAGCCTTCTACTATTTTGGCGGCACTCGTGGTATGTCTAAAGATATGATGCAAGAGTTTCATAAGAATAAAAAAGAATTTGAATATACTGATGCTAAAGGTGAAATTTATACTAAGGATAATAAAGAGGCTCTAATTAATCAGGATATTACTATAGCTGGGGTAAAGTATAAAAAAGGTACTCCTGTCAGGGAACTACTTATTGCGCGCGCAGAAACTGAGCAAGATAAAAATAAAATGGCATTAGCTGAAAGTTCATTAAGCCATTATGCCCCCTCTGAACGTATACGTATATCTTCAGCTGCAGTAGATGGGCGTAATCAATTAGGTCCAGCAGTTTCTAATTCTCAATTAATGAAAGGTGCTTTTAATTCAATAGTCGCCTCTGGTGGTACAGATGTACTTAATTTTAAAGATATCTATCTTGGAGATATTGGTGTTACAATTAAAGCTAAAAATGATAAGGATAGTGTTTTACTGCAAAGAGATATAAGTAGAGCGCAATTAGGCTTAGCATCTGACCCTATGGATGAGCTTGGTCTCTCTAGTATTAAGTCATGGAAGAAGATTCTATGGGACTCGTACTTTGAGGTAATAGATGCCAAGACTAAGGATGGCAAACGAGTTCCTAAGGCTGAATTAGCTGCCCTTAAGGAGAGATTATCGCAGGTAGATGAGCTAGACTTTAGTTATACTAATTCAGGCTTATTCGGCGATTTTGTTAATCTAAATAAGGGGTTGTGGGGCAGAAATTATACGGAAAATAGAGCATTTGATATGTATGAGATACAAGATTTATTAAGCTCTTCAATGAATATTTTAGAACGTAAAGGTGCCTCTAATTCATTTTTACCTAAAATTGGAAATCTGTTTGTTAATTTAGACTGGTCAGATTCTCCATTTACCCGACTTAACAAGCAAAAACTTTTATATTCATATATCCAGACTAATAATAAATTAAAAGCTCGTAAGCCTTTACAGGAACTATTAGGTCGTTCAAGTATGAAAGTTCCGTATACTGAACAGATATCTAATATATTGGAAACTAAGTATAATGATAGGGTCTATTCAATTTATCGACCGTCTGATAGAGTAGATGCTGCTGGTAGCGTTGATGTGTTTAATAGAATTATTAAAGGGACTAGATATTCTGATAGAGCAAAAGGAATTGAAGGTATTTCTGATAATACTACAGATGGCTTTCATTTACGACTTAAAATGCTTAATAAGATGGTGAAGCAGGGTGAAGACTTTATTGTTAATGATATTACTGATATGATAACCCTTAATCTTATTGATGATATTATGAAAACTAGCAATATCTCGCCTAAAAGATTTCAGGCTATTTCAGAAATGGTGGATTATCTTAAAAAGAATAGTTATTTAATGATGCGTGATAGGCAAAATCTTGAAGCTAGATTATCAAGCATCAAAGATAAGCGTATTCGTGAAATATTCAAAGGGGCTACTGATGAAATATTTAAAGGCGGTAAGGAAGTTAAACCTGGTGAAGACCCAATTAGAACATCTGAAATGGACCAAGTTGCGATTGACCAACAAATCAAGCAATTTAGAAAAAAGGCGGGATTAAATAAGGCTGAAAATATGCTCTTTGACCAGTTGATGCTTGGGTCAATCACTAGAGGTACTAAGCTCGATAAAATTGAAGCTTTTGAGTCTGAAGCTAAGAGAACTAAAAATAAAATTGCTTTAGATTATATTAAGAATTTAAGAAACTTAAATTCTAAAACAAACCTTGGTAGGTTAGGGTTTAGCAGCAGCGCTATTAATGATTCATCTGTTCGTTTGCATCTTAGGCGGTATATGGAAATGATGAATGAAAATTATATCCCTCTAAATAAAACTGAATTAGCATCGCTTGATAAAGCTCTTGGTAATATTATAGATACACCTCCATCTATGCCTAATGTTATATCAAAGATGGCCACGAATACTGGCTTTGAAGGTATTGACACTAAAGCTAGGCCTACTAAAAATAAAGAGCTTGCAAGCTTGGTATCAGAAACTGCTGTTTTATTAAAAAATCATCCTGATATCGTTAAGAAAAAATCTGGTGAAGATTTGAATGAGTTCATTAGAGGATTGCCATTTATAAGAAAAGATTTCGATGCGATGAGTATTGCGGACGTATATAAACTCAATGCATATTTAAAGCAGGTCAAGGAAGGTACTATATGGCAAAGAATTAAAGATACCTTTGGTAAGGATAAAAAAGCCCTTTCTTTTAGGCATTACCAACAATTACCTAGTACAGTCAGTAGAGAGCTTGAGGCTACAGAGATAAACCTTATTCGCAAAGAAGGGTATTTTACTGATGCTAAGGGTGAGTTGCAATTTGGTAAAATTAAGGTTCCTACTCAATTTATAGATACATTGACCAATAGTATAGGTAGAATGACCGAGATGGGGACTCAGGTTGGAGATAAGCTTGTTAGTAGATTCCAAGAAAGTCAGTTATTTTATCAAGGTGTTGAAGATGCAGCACGTTTATGGGAAGTTGCTATTAGACAGCGAGAATATGATGGTCGTCATGAATTAAGAAGTATCCGTGAGAAGTTAGGTAAAGACCCTAAAGCTACAGAGCGTTCTATTAAATATATGGAACAAAATTTAAAGGATGCTAAGAAAGCAATAGACTGGACTAAAACTCAAAATAAAAAATATTTAGTAAACCTCCCTGAAGGTAGAGTTGAGCGGACTGGAAAGCAGATTATAGACAGGATTAATAAAAATTTAACTGAATATATGGAAGAAATGCATACCATTATTCGCGGAAGAGAAGAATTTCGTGGCGAGCAATCACCATATTTTATAGAATGGTATGATAAAGAGCAATTATCACCTAAATACAATCATACAGCTTTTTTAAAGGATTTAGATACCTATCTTAATGGTCGTGTGCCTTTGCGCTGGAGAAAGGTTATGAAGAGCACTAATGAATCAATCCCTAGTATATTTGGTATTGATGGCGTTAGAGCTATGATGCGTGAAATGCATATTGAATTTTTAATGGAAATAGGTAGAAATAAGGGTGGTGAAGTTGGAAAGAAATTTATTGAAAAGGCTCGTGAATTATCAGATTATCCTGTAAAGGAAACTGGAAAGCTATCCTTTGAATCATATTTCCCAAGAATGTTCTTTGAACCAGGTGTAGTTAAAAAAGGATTAAAGGCGGCTACACAAGAAATTATTAATGATAAGACGCTTACATCTGAAGCAAGGATTGATAAGTTAGTTAAAATTCAAAATAAATATAAACGACTTGATGGTGATTATTTCTTTGAAGAAATGGAAGATGGCCCATTATATGATTCTTTAACTAAAGCATTGCATGCAAAAGAAGAAGTTTCTAGTGAAAGAATGAAAAACTGGTTCAGCCTTGATGCTAGTACAGGTAATATGAGGAGCCGTGAGCATAGTACTGAAGGTTGGAGTGTTGCTCCTACTTCTGTTGAGGCATATGTTAGGTCATTAAGCAATACATATTTTAAAGGCCTTGCTGGGATGATATCTCGTAATATTGTTTCCAATCCTGAAACTGGTGTATACAAGAAATTAGTTAATAAGTGGGGGGTTGAGAATGCAGAAGCATGGACTGAATATGCTAAATTATATGTTAATGATGCTTTAGGTAATCCTGTAACTATCTCAGAGAAAATGATGAATGACCCTAAAATGGCCTTGAAATATTCTCCATATGCAAGATGGGCAGATAATAGGGTTGCAGACAAACTAAGTAAATGGTCTGCTAAATTGGGTATAAAGGGGGTTGTTGATAAGGATGGCCAAATTTTAGGCGGAGTTAATGAGTATGATGTAAAAAGATTATCTCAAATGGAAGCTAGATTTCAAATGGCTTCTTTGCTTGCTCATCCAAAATCAATGGCTGCCAACCTTATGGGTGGTACATTACATACCTTGCAAAGCTCAGGATTAAGTGCATTTAGGAATGTATTTAATTATGAATATTTACAAAATATTAATCCAAAGTTAAAAAGTCGCTCTGATGTTGAAGATATGGTAATGGACCATGGAGTTTTACCTCAATGGATGATATATGAATTAGGGTTGCAAAAAGAATTTCAAACTAATCAAGGTAAAGAAAGCCTTAAAGTTATATCTGATTTCATTAAGCGTAACCCTAATGCAAAACCAAAAGAATTAACAGAGTATTTAAAATCTATTGGCTCAGGCATTAGCGAAAAGACTTCTAATTTTGCAGCTAAATTTATGACTGTACCTGAAAGAAAGCTTCGTACCGATGCATTTATGGCTCATTATATTAAGGCATGGGAATCATTTGGTGGAGCTATTAAAGACCCTAATCATCCATTTTTAATTGAAATGGCTAAAAAGGGTGTTGAAGCTACTCAATTCCTTTATTCAGCTCCATATAGGCCTGCTTATGCAAGAACATCATTAGGAAAGGTAATGACTAGATTCCAAATGTATGCATGGAACTCTGTTAAGCTACGTGGTGATGTGATGAGAAGACTGGAAGTGGCAGGATATAAGCCTAATAGCCCTGAGGGCAGGGAAGCAACAAGGTTTATTATGGGCGATATGTTTATGCTATCCTTAGCTAATATATTTGCTTATTCATTATTTGAAAATAACTTACCTCAACCTTATGGATGGTTTCAGGATACAGCTGATTGGATTTTTGGAGATGAGAAAGAGCGAGATAAAGCTTTCTTTGGCACCTATCCTACAGCAATTGCTCCATTGCAAGCTATTACACCTCCAATAGGCCGTGTTGGATTAATTATATCTAATATATTAAATGGGGATATGGAAAGAGTTACGGATTATTATATACATACAATGTATCCGTTTGGTAGAATGGGTCGTGATATTTATGGAAAAGGTGGGATATTAGAAGCCCCTATTAGGCTTGTAGATAAGTTAACTGGTATACCTTTGACCCAGATACAAAGAAAGACAAAAAGAATGCGTGAGCAGGAATCTGAGTTTTTATATCCTAAAGCATTTACAGGTGGATACTAACGACTTTGTACTTTTTCTAGTAGTAATCCTAATATAGATGTATCAGCACAATCTGCGTGTAAATTAACAGTTTCTTCTGCATATAAACCACCTGATTCAATAAACCCATAAGACATACTTATTACTGGCGTATTAGGCCCCATTAAGTCCTTACATATCGGACATATTGAATAAGTATGTTCTACCTCATTAATTACTTTCATCTTCAACCATTCCCCATAGAAGCATTGTATATACTATAATATCAGTAAGTCTGCCTCTAACATCTTCTCTTTGCGATTTATGACCTTTAGTATATGATACTACTCCATCTATATGCTTTAATAAGTAGGTCATGAGGGCGGTTTCTCGAGTTATATCAAGGGTGTTAGCTACACGTTCAAAATTAGCGAAGACATTGTCTTCATCATGCGCGTATTCCTTCTGCCCCGACTGCCTCGTCTTTGTTATCTCCGTCAGTATCCGCTCCATCAGCAGATTCATCTTCTTTGTTGTCATTGTTAATTTCCTCTAATTTTTTGTCAAGAAACTTTTTAAACTTCTTGCTATCTTTTTTATATTCAATATACATATCTATAACGCCATATAGTTCACTAATTCTTTCTTGAGCTATTTGCAACTCTTGAATAAGTGAGCTAACAACCTTAACTACATCCTTGATACCTGGTTTCTTATTATGTTGTTTAGATTTAGTCATCTAATGTACCTTCTTTCATTCGTTTACGATAATTTTTACTGCCATAGACTTCTCTATAGACACATTTTCTACACACTATGACTTCACGGGGCTCCCAATCAGGTATAAATTGTTGAGGTTTATACTTGTAGGGAGTCCGCTTTACGAAGTCATTACACATTTCACACTTAGTCAGCGGCGTTGTCGTCGTCTTCTTCGCTATCAGAGTCTTTGTCATCGTTACTTTCTAGTGTGAGGCCAGTAGCTTTGATAAGTCCATCTATCTCAGCCTCTGCCATTATATTATGGATATCCTGGTAAGATTCCTCATGAGTGTCCATATGCAATCTAAGCTCAGCTTTGATACTGCGTCTTTCTCCTTCATCAAGGTTTATCTCTTCCATAATTTTGTTAACTGTTAAATACAGAAGAGCTGCATCTTTTGACAGTAGCAGCTCCTCAAATATACGAACTTTATGCCCATCTTCCAAATCATCCGAAGCCACTGTCTTACCCATTTTATGGAGTATCTCAGTAACATCACTTAATAACATAAGCAAGAAGTGCTTTGGATATGAAGAAATTCCTTCTATCATACTGAAGTGCCGCTAAGCTTTCGCCTATAAAGCTCTTCAAGACGGTCAATTGTAATCTTAATAAGATTGGGAGTAACAGTAACATTAAACTCAGTCTTGTTCCCTATCCCAAGCTTGCTAAATTTACGCAATTGATTTTTATAAAACGAAACTAGCCCTGACGGTGAAGCAAGTCTGTCTTGCATAGTATAGTTTGCACCTGGTTTCTCTGAGTTAACCTGTTTTAAATAGGCTTTTGTCAAGGCATCTAATTCTGCCATTATAACTTCCCTTCTGGCTCTTTCTTGGGAGCCTGTTTAGATTTTGGAGCTGTTTCAGGATTCTCAAGCCAATTTATTCTTTGGACTATTACCCTTATACGCTCTTCAATTGCAAGCAGTCTTTCAAATACAGACTGCAAGTCATTATTATAATCACCTACCCTATCTCTCACAGTCCAAGCTCCTCAAGCTCCTTGCTAACAGCAGGCTTGATTGTATCTGGAATATGGTCAAAGAATTGCATAAGTATGTTATAAGCCTCTTCATAGGCCTTTAAAGGCGTTTGGCTTATTGGATGGGTAGATTCCTCCATTACGAGGTTAAGTGCCTGTATCCACCCAATATTGACGTAATAGTCATTATCCTTAAAATCAGACACTTCTTGAGGATTAGCATCCTCATAACTTTGATTTACTTTTAGGCACTGTTCCCGTACCCTTTTTATCTGGCTTTCTCCCAGCATCTTTATCTCCTTTCTTGAAGATTTTATTAAACTTGTCGGCATAATCTTGTGACCAAGGTATTCTCTTCTTGTCACCCTTGCCGGCATTCATTACATACCTCCCTATCTAGTCCATATGTAGGCATATCAGGTAATTTAACATACTGCCTACCTTGATGATTTGCCCAATATGATTGCCATACAGTCTTACATGATTCACAATACCTTAATGGCACTGGAGGTTCTTCTTGTCTTGGTTTAGCGTCCCTTGATTCTAAATACCAATCTATTTCAGCTTTCATTTTACCCTTTCTATATTTTAACTGTCTACGCTCGGTAGTTCTATTTCACACTGACGTGAGGCTCATTAGACAGTTAGAATATATATCGTATTTTATTCCAAGGTACTATACTGTTATGCTTGACTTTAAACTTTTTTATGTACTCTTTTTTGTAGAATCTATTATATCTAATATTAGTGTTGCCATATTGAGACACTTTAGTTTCTTGTATATCAGGGTTCCATAAATAGTTTTCACCTTGTACATTATTTACTTTGTTGTATTCATGCATTTTTGGATTATGCGTCATAAATATACATTCAGATAGTACGTGTTTTTTTACACTATTCCTAACATTATCATTAACAAGCTCAAATAAATTTTGATAATCATCAAGCCAGCCTGTATAATGTATTATAGGGCTATAGTTAATATGCACATCATAACCTGCATCATAAAAATCATTTATTGCCTTAATTCTGTCTATAATTTGACTGGTATTAGGCTCTAGTTTATCGGATAATGCTTGAGGCATCAGGCTATATCTTATTCTTATCCTTCTATCACCATTTTTATCTCTAGAATCATAACTTAAAAGCTTTCTATTTACATATTTTGTAGCCATAGTAGCCATTATAGGCAAGCCACACTCTTTAAAGCAGTTAAATATAAATTCCCAGTCATGGTATTTAGAATGTAATACAAAATCTTCATTGCAACTAATGTCATAGGTCCAAAATTTGTCATGTGTTTGGTTAGGCGTTTTTGGCCCAAGCATAAATGCATGTTCAAATATTTTATCAAAGATTTGCCCTGGATTATTTGCAATTGTTAAACCATTAGGTAAGTGTCTACGCATATAGCAATAGCTACATTTGTATAAACATCCAAAACCAAACGATGGTGATATATAATCACTGCTTCGCCCTGATTCCCTAATTTTCATAGATTTTCTTGTTACATACTTCATTTTTTGCTTCTTAATGATTCAGCTCGCTCTAATCTAGCATAAGCTTTTTTTTCTTTACAGTCATGAGGTTGACCAGTTTTTTTATTAAACAGTCTCCATCCATATTCTGTATCAGCCCAGTGGACTTTTCTAGAATCACATCTACAGTATTTACAACCTCTAGATATGTATCCAAATTTTTTAGTTTTAGTATACATAATACTCCCAATTAATCCCCTAGCCACAGGATTTTAGATTGCTAATTCGTGGTCAACAACTGAAATCACTTAACTTGGATGAATGTAAATAACAAACCATGTTAATTAATATTCTCCTGTGGCTCTCTTGGGGAAACTTTTAAAACATGTCCTTGCCAGCTAATTTTCGGTTTATATAACCTCTAACCCATTCTTTTTGGGTATCTAGCCATTGGACAACACCTTGATATTCTTTGGTCGTTAGTGGACCTTTGCGTGTATTGCAACGCTTACAAATCATCTCTAAGTTTTTAGGAGTTGAGTCCCCACCATTACTAAGAGGTACCATATGGTCACACACCATATTCCTAACATCAAGTATATTCCTACAATACTTACATTTATTCCCGTAAGCTCGTAGCAATAGTCTTCTAATCTCTGATAAAGAGATATCAAATACAACTTCATATTCCTTACTCCTTCTCTTTAAAGTTGAACGTAGCGTAGAACTTTTTTTCATTACTCTATGGAATATTCTTTGGGCATGATTTCCATGCATGCTCTTGAGGATAGGAAGAAATTGTTCTTCCCAGAATAACGTTGATTTAGCCTTTCGAGGGGCTTTTACACCCCTCCTTGGCTTTTTAGCAGAAGGCTTCATACCTATACGGTAGGTGTACCTTTTAACGTGTACACAGCATACGTATTACCACCACGAGTTATCATGTTGGTTTGGATATCAAACCCCTTCTTCCTCCAATTAAATATAATTGCAGATAAACGGTAAATACCAAAACGAGTTAGTGCTTGACGTCCATTAATAGTACGTCCTCTAAGCATATGATTTAGCAGTTTTTGACTGCGACTTAAGGTTTTTCTTGCCATTATTTACTCCATCCTATTGAGGTTGTAAGTTGTAGTTTCCATAAACTAAGGTGTAGTGTAGTGTTAAGGTATTCATCATCGATGTCTCCTGCAATACCAATACTTAATATTCTAAAAAAGGTTACGACAAGAGTTTTCTCGTCAAACGCTATATCTAGTAAAAATCCCATTAGTCTATCTCAACTTTCTCTAATCTAAAGCTAGGTCTCCACTCAAGTTGCGCATCAAATAGTTCTCCATCTGTATTTTTAAATAGCTGAACTTTCTTTATAGCGCTTTTAGCTTGACCGTTGAGGCCTATAACTTTCCTACTGGCGTTTTCAATTGCCCCAGACCCCTTGCCAGCATATAGGTCTAGAACTTCGTTTCTACTATACTCACGAGCTACTTGAGATACTTGTATAATAATTAAATCATTATTAACTGCCATATTCGACAGGCTGTGAGAGATATATTTTATCTGCTCATACTCGCCTCGTTTATTAGTTTCGACTAAGTCAATATAGTCTACAATAACAACAGCTGGTTGTAATGTTTTTATTTTACTTTGTATCTGCTCTAACGTTGGAGCTATAGTCTGTATTACTAAGTGGCTAAGCTTATCTTTGTGAGCGTCATAAACATCTTCATAGTTTTCAGTTACTTCATCTTTTGATAAGCCTGATACTATCTGTAAGTGCCTACGATGCATATACCATGCACTAAGCTCTAGTGATAAGAATAAGGTTGGTATTTGCCAATCAGTTACGATTCTATCTTCAACAAAATCTACACCTAATGCTATATTCTGAGCAAATGTAGTTTTACTTGAGCCTGTAGGCCCAAAGATAGTTACAAGTTCACCTGGATAGATGATACAATCCATATCTTTAGGTAGATGAAACATCTTCCCTAAATCAATTGAACGTCCACCAAAATCCGTTGTCATTCTTTCACGAAACTCTTCTTGCAAGTCACTAGCGCTTTTTACATCAATGGTATAATCTTTATGTTTAAAGTGTATACATTTAGTTTGACAATGCTTAAGCATCAGCTCATCATTACATCCGTATTGATAGCCTTTGTTATAAGTTTGCTCTACTTTATCTACTACTACTTTATCATCTAAAGATTTATCATTCCAATGCAACATAGCAACCTTGGTAAATTCTGAAGGTATACCATTACGCCGAAAATGACTAGCAATTCGCATCACTGTATTATTTCTATTGCCACTTTGAGGGCCACCATTAAGCATTCTCTGTATACAGGGAACAACCTTGGTGTTTTCAACAGTTTTAGAAAACTCTTGAATCCTAGGAGTACTAGTAATAATATACTCCTCCAGTTCTCCATCTCCCATTAA